TTGTGTCGCCAATAAAATCTGTGGGTCACGGCATCACCTGCACGGCTGACCTGGAAAACGATGAGGAGGTATGGAAAGTCATTCTCGCATTGAGTCAAGACATCGGTCATCGACTCCGTGTCCACAACCTCTCTGCAAAGACTGTCCAGGTTGCGGTACGTGGCAACGACCTCTTCGGCTCACAGTTCCAATGCAAGATGCCAATCAAAACGCAGCTCCCCTCCGAGATAGCGTCCACCGCTTTCAAGGCGTTTCAGGAGCATTACAAGTGGAGTACCAAAGTTCGTGCCGTTACCGTCCGCGCCATAGAACTTGTACCCAAAAGTGAACCCGATCAGCTTACGCTGTTTGATGACACAGCAAGGTTAGACCGAAGAGAACGCTTAGAAGATGCAATAGAGGAACTGCGTGGTCGGTTTGGCAAAAAGGCAATAACCTATGGCAGCCTCCTCGGTAATCTGAAGATGCCTGACGATGGAAGGCACAGCGTAAAAATGCCGGGGATGATGTACCAATAACCCGTAAAATCGAAAAATCTGTAACTTTTTCATTCAAAGTACTTGACAAGCACACCTTTGGTGGATATAATAAGTGTTAGCAGGTTAGCGAACAAGCATACTTGCAAACGATTCACCGTGTGATTAAAATGTATAGAGCCCGTATATTTTATTTGTTTTTTGGAATTGTTTATTTATCCATTGTATTGTTAAGTTTTAGGGCCAAAATGAAATGAAAAGGTGAACAGGTATGAACACACAGTATCAGAATTTTGGAGAGTTCCTTCAGAAAAAACGTGAGGAGAGGCAGATTACCCTTCGTGGTATGGCAGAAAAGCTGAAAATGTCAGCGCCATATTTGAGCGATATTGAAAAGGGTCGTCGTAACCCGCCTGAAATGGACAAGTTACAGCTCATCGCACAAATCCTCGGCCTCACCGAAGAAGAAAATGCCATTATGCTCGATTTGGCAGGAAAAATGCGTAACACGGTCGCACCCGACCTTCCTGAATACATTATGGAGAGGGATTACGTTTCCGCTGCCCTTCGTACCGCTCGTGATCTCGATGCGAGTGAAGCAGATTGGTTGAAGTTTGTTGAGGAACTCAAGAACCGAAAGGGGTAAAATCAACCAATGTACTTTCCCTCCCTCAAAGTAAAAAAGAATGGCGTTCCCATTGTAAGCAAGAAAGAACTTGATGCCATCGGAGAGCGTTTCGTTCAAGACTTCCAGCCGGATGTCCTTACGAATCCCGCTCCCGTTGACATCGAGAGCTTTGTCGAGTGTTATCTTGGTATGACCCCCGACTATCAGTTTTTGTCTCACAATGGGATTTATTTGGGTATGACCGTTTTTAACGACACCAACAAAGTCCCGGTCTATGACCCTGTCGCCAATCGTGCCGAGTATATTTCTGCAAAGGCACGAACTGTCATTATCGACAATCGGCTGCTTGAAGACAATCAGAAGCACCGCTATCGTTTTACCCTCTGCCATGAGGGTAGCCACGACATTTTACATTCGGGTTTCTTTTCGTACAACCCGAATCAACTGTCTATGTTTGACCTCGACCTTGCTCCGATGATTCAATGCCGTGTAGATAACTCTACCCCTCGCAAGGCCGATACGAAGTCCTGGGACGACCACGACTGGATGGAATGGCAGGCAAACCGCCTGGCATCTGCTATCCTCATGCCTGCTTGTTCCGTTAGGATTCTGAGCAAGAAATATCCCCAATCTCGCACCTCGCTAAAAGACCGCTTCTCTCTTATCCAAGACACGGTTCAGTCTTTCGACGTTTCTATCGAAGCGGCAACATATCGTCTTAAGGAACTCGGTTATATTCCTCAAGATGACAATACTGATCGGGCGCATGTTGCGGCCTTTATGGACTTTGCACCCATCGTAACCAACTAACTCTGTCGACAACAGCGGGTTTAACCGCCCGCTGTGTTTTTTTACCCCAAGTGTTAGCAAGTTTGCTAACACGCTTACAACTTAATATGGAGGTGATGCCTATCAGTAAAGCAAGGAAGGAGGAGTATCGTGGATGTGATACGAGACTGTAAAAACAGGATTGCCTGTAAAGGCAACGCACAGACCGGGGACATCGAAACGGTTTATAAAGGTCATAAGACCCGCACCCGGTTACCCGTTGGTGGTGTATTCACCATCGAAAGAGACGATGTAATCACGAAGATTACAAGAATCAGCACCACGGCTTTCAAGGTTGAAAGCCACGCTCACGCAGCGTAAAGCGTAACAAACTATCAAAATAAAAAATAGCGGTATCCGCAGAGCTGCTTGACGGCCTGGATGCATCCTTTCCCCATTTGGGGAGAGATGTATCTCGGTCGTCTTTTTTAGTTCTACGGATTATTTAAGGCTCCTCTGCGGTGACGCGGAAGGAGTCTTTTTAATGAAAATTAGATACGAGTTTGCAAATGGTGAGGTAACGGAGGTCGAGGTTTCCGAGGAAGTCGGTGCCGTTATCGTTGAAAGTCGCAGAGAGGAAGAAAACCTGGCTCGTAAAAATCGATATCATTGCTATTCCCTTGATGCTATCGATTACGAAGGAGCGGAATATGCAGACCCCCACACGCCCGAGGGGGACTATATTTCGAGAGAAAACAAGGAAGTCATCTCAAGAGCCCTGGCTTGTCTAACCGAAACACAGAGACGCAGATTAATGCTCTACGCTGGCGGTTTATCTTACAGAGATATTGGCCGCCGAGAGGGTGTCGATCACAAAAAAGTAATCAAGTCCGTGGAGGCTGCAAAAGAAAAATTAAAAAAACTTTTCGATTGAGGGGCCCCAAAACGGCTTCTAAATCTCCGTATAGCGAGAAGGGCAAAAAAACGCCCTTCCAGAAGGAGGATTGCTATGAAGCATAACTTGACCATTAGTGTCACGAAAAAGCCTCGCACGGATGGAGTGGTTACCTGTCGCACGGTGACTATGCGTGAAAAGCTGATGCGTTTGCTCTTTGGCTTACCGCATAAAGTCACCATCCTCGTTCCTGGCGACAGCGTTTCCGAACTGTCCATCTGCGAAGTAAAGGAAGGAGGTGTGAGTGGTGAGCAAGGTCAAACTACTCCTCGATGTGGTTGAGGGTATGCGTTCCCTGGCTGATAGCATCCAGGCAATGGCCGAAGCTATCGCAGACAATGAGTCCGCTCCCAACAGTCCCGTTGAGAACGAAAACACAGGCGTTGTTGATACCGAAAAGAATGAAGCCCCCGAAGCGGAAAACGAAACCCCGGTTTTGACAGAGGCGTTTTTACGAGAGTTCCTCGGCACAAAAATGCTCGATGCAGCAAGAGAGCTGGTTCACAGTTTCGGTGTTACCAACCTCGGCAAAATCGGCAAGGAACACTATGCCGAGCTGTATGCAAAGGCACAATTGCTGCCTGATGACCCGAGATGGAAGGGGGCAAAAAGCAATGCCACCAAGTAAGCACGCTCTATTGAGTGCCTCCTCTTCTCACCGCTGGACTAACTGCACACCTTCCGCCGTGCTTGAACGAGAGTTTGAAGACCACGAGACGGAAGCGGCAGCAGAAGGAACGGCAGCTCACGCACTATGTGAGCATAAACTCCGCAAGGCGCTGAAAATGCGTTCTCGCAAACCTACCTCAAAGTACGATTCTGACGAAATGGATATGTACACCGACGGGTATGTGGAGTTCGTTCTTGAGAAGCTCCAGGAGGTCAAGGAAAACTGCTCCGATCCTCAAGTGCTGATCGAACAGAAACTCGACTTTTCCAACTATGTGCCGGAGGGCTTCGGCACTGGTGACTGTGTCATCGTTGGCGACAAGCTCATCCATATTATTGACTTCAAATATGGTCAAGGCATCTTGGTAGAGGCCGAGGAAAACCCACAGATGAAACTCTACGCACTTGGCGCACTTCGGCTCTTTGACCACCTCTATGACATCGACACGGTAATGATGAGCATCTATCAACCCCGCCGTGAAAATATCGACACGTGGAGCGTCTCGGTTGCCGAGCTGAAAGCCGGGGCTGGAAACTGCCGCGTTCCCAAAGCGGAGCAAGCCTATAAGGGCGAGGGTGATTGTGTCCCCGGTGAATGGTGTACTTTCTGCAAAGCTGCGGTTAAATGCCGAGCAAGAGCAGATGCAAAGCTCCAGCTTGCTAAGTATGAATTCGCCCTTCCTCCGCTACTCACCGATGCCGAAATTGAGGACATCCTCTCTCGCACCGATGACCTGGTGAAGTGGGCAAATCAAATCCAAGCCTATGCACAGGATGCCGCCATCAACCACGGCAAAGAGTGGCACGGGTTCAAGTTGGTGGAAAGTCGTACCAATCGTAAGTACACCGATGAAGATGCGGTGGCAGAGGCAGCGAATGCCGCAGGCTACCACGACATCTATAAACACAGCCTCATATCCATCACCGAAATGGAACGCCTGATGGGTAAAAAGACATTCGCAGAAGTCCTTGGTGGACTGGTTGAGAAACCCCAAGGCAAACCGACGCTCGTTCCGGCATCTGACAAGCGTCCGGCTATTACAACCGCGGGTGCCAAACAAGACTTTACTGAAATACAAGGAGACATGTGATTATGACTGACAAGAAAAGAAGTACAAAAGTAGTAACTGGCGTTGTTCGCCTCTCTTATGCAAATGTGTGGGAGCCGACCTCCATCAATGGTGGTACCCCCAAGTACAGCGTTTCGCTGATTATTCCCAAGAATGACAGCAAGACCCTTGACGCCATCAACGCCGCTATCGATGCAGCCATCGAAGAAGGCATCGCAAAGTTCGGTGGCAAAAAGCCTAACAAGGCAGCTCTCAAGCTCCCTCTCCGTGACGGCGATACCGAGCGTGACGATGAGGCATACAAGGGTGCGTTCTTCGTGAATGCCAACAGCACCACGGCTCCCCAGATTGTCGACCGTGCGGTGCAGCCCATCATCGACCGCAATGAAGTGTACTCCGGCTGTTATGCCCGTGTGAGCATCAACTTCTATGCGTTCAACTCCAACGGCAATCGTGGCATTGCCTGCGGTCTTGGCAACATCCAGAAGTACAGCGATGGTGAACCCCTCGGTGGTAAGACCTCCGCAGCCGTTGACTTCGCAACCGATCTGGACGACGATTTCCTTTCCTAAATCAATAGCGGTTTGGGTGGCGGAGAGCTTTCTCCGCTGCCCTTAACCCGCAGAAAGGAGTTACCGTGAAAATTGAAAAGATAAACATCGACATTGAGACCTTCTCCTCCGTGAGCCTCCCCAAAAGCGGTGTGCATCGTTACTGCGAATCCCCGGACTTTGAAATTCTGCTGTTCGGTTATTCGGTCAACGGTGGCTCCGTTCACGTTGTGGATTTAACGGCGGGCGAAGTTATACCTAAAGAAATAATCTCTGCCTTAACCGACCCCGCCATTGAGAAATGGGCATTCAATGCTCAATTTGAGCGTGTATGTCTCTCTCGGTACTTGGGGTTCAAGCCTGGCCACTATATCGACCCTTCCTCTTGGTATTGCACGATGGTCTGGTCGGCTACGCTCGGCTTACCTCTCTCACTTGAGGGTGTCGGTGCCGTGCTTGGCTTGGAAAAGCAAAAGCTCAAGGAAGGCAAAGACCTGGTTCGATTTTTTTGCACACCTTACAAAACAAAAGACGGACAGGTTCTCCGCCACTATCCGGCTGATTCACCTGAAAAGTGGGCGCAGTTCAAGGCATACAACTACCGAGATGTTGAAACGGAAATGAGCATCCAAGAAAAGCTCCGTAAGTTTCCCGTTCTCCCCTCGGAGTGGGTCAATTATCATCTCGACCAGGACATCAACGATAGAGGCATAATGCTCGACATCCCGTTTGTCCGCCAAGCCATCCGTTGCGATGACCAGTTCAAGGCAACGCATATGGAAACTGCTCGTAACGTAACGGGACTGGACAATCCAAACTCCCCAACACAGCTCAAAGCGTGGCTCGATGATAAAGGGGTCGAAATCGACTCACTTTCAAAAGCGGCCGTTGCAGAGCTTATCGAAGAAACAGATGGTGACGTCAGAATGGCGTTACTGCTGCGTCAGGATCTGGCGAAGAGTAGCGTTAAGAAATACACCGCTATGGAGTCAGTAGTCGGTACAGACAGCCGAGCAAGAGGACTGATTCAGTTCTATGGTGCAAACCGAACCGGGCGATATGCAGGCAGATTGGTGCAGGTTCAAAACCTCCCTCAAAACCATCTGCCGGATTTGGAATTTGCCCGTTCCCTTATAAAACAAGGGTGCTTTGAAATGACTGAATTGCTGTATGACTCTGTTCCTATGGTTCTCTCCGAGCTTATTAGAACAGCTTTCGTTCCCAAACCTGGAACTCGCTTTTTTGTAGCTGACTTTGCAGCCATCGAGGCAAGAGTCATAGCCTGGTTCGCAGGTGAAGAATGGCGACAGAAGGTCTTTTCCGAAGGTGGCGACATTTACTGTGCATCCGCCTCTCAAATGTTCCATGTCCCAGTTGAAAAGCACGGTGTCAATGGACACCTTCGTCAGAAAGGCAAGATTGCTGAATTGGCTCTTGGCTATGGTGGCTCGGTAGGTGCTTTGAAAGCAATGGGCGCTTTGAATATGGGATTGCAAGAAGATGAACTGAAACCCCTGGTCGATGCTTGGCGACAAACCAACCCCCACATTGTGAAGTTTTGGTGGGATGTTGACCGTGCTGCATCCACCTGTGTCCGTGATAAAACCAACACCGAAACGCACGGCATCCGTTTCACATACCAAAGCGGAATTATGTTCGTTACCCTCCGTTCCGGCAGAAACCTCTGTTATGTGAAACCCAAGATGGGACTCAACCGCTATGGAAATGAGTCCGTTACCTATGAAGGTGTCGGTGAGCAGAAAAAGTGGACTCGCCTGGAAAGCTATGGTCCCAAGTTCGTAGAAAACATCGTCCAGGCAACCGCCAGAGATATCCTGGCAGAGGCTATGCTCCGACTTACCAATGCCGGATACAAAATCGTTATGCACGTTCACGATGAGGCTGTAATTGAAGCCCCTGCCGAAACAAGCCTTGATGACATTTGCACCATTATGGGCAATACCCCTGCGTGGGCGAAAGGCTTGTTGCTCCGTGCTGATGGTTATGTATGTGATTTTTATAAAAAGGATTGAGGTGACCTATGAGTAGTATCAATAAATTCAACAGCGAGGGTTATTTCGATCCTACCGCTTATGAAGCCCTTACCGCTGTTGTTAAACAAGAAAAACAAGACCGCTTTCGTCCACTGGTATATGTATGCTCTCCCTTCTCCGGGGACGTTGAGGTTAACATTGAAAACGCACGCCGTTACAGCCGTTTTGCGGTTGACAGCGGATGCATCCCTATAACACCGCATCTGTTCTTCCCACAGTTTATGAGGGATGACGACCCGAAAGAACGCAACCTTGCCATCTTTATGGACATCGTTCTCTTAACCAAATGTGCAGAACTGTGGGTGTTCGGTGAGAGGATTTCCACAGGGATGAGCCTGGAAATCGAAAAAGCCAAGCGAAGAGGTATGCCTATTCGCTACTTCACAGACAGTTGCAAGGAGGAGAAACAATGAAAATTGCTATAGCCAATAGCAGAACCGATAAGAAGCTGAAGAACAAAGAGATGTCCTGGGAGGAGTTCACCAAACGGTGTAGTTCTACCATCCGCACCACAGAAACTGTGGAGGAATACCGAAAGATGAACAAGGGCGATAAAGCCAACATCAAGGACCGTGGTGGATTTGTTGCAGGTGAGCTGAAAGAAGGTCGCCGTAAGAACGGAATGGTGCGTTGCCGTTCTGCATTGACCCTTGACATGGACTACGCAGAACCCGGTAGCTGGGAAAGAATCACTCTGCTCTTTG